TTCTCTCCGTGGCATCGAAGAGACTGGCGGGTATGTCAAATACAACATCACTCTGCCACCATCCATCATCGAGCGTCTGGAAAAGTACATGAAGGAAGAAGAAAGAAATCGATCATGGACTATCCAAAAGGCTCTTGATGAATACCTGAAAAAGAGAGGGTACTAACCTGTTTGAGAGGGTTGCCCTCTCTCTCTTTTTATGCTTACCAGTGGTTATTGGTGTAGACTTATAGTGTCCTTTACATCGTCCACATCGCATAAATCACGATGAGCATCACGGCAAACATTGCTATCGTCATAGTTTCCTTTTAAGTTATTCCTCAGTTGGCTCGGTCACGACAGGAACAAGGATGATGTTGCCGTTTTCGTCTTTCTGGACAGTGTGGGTAACTTCTCCCCCTGCGGATGCAAGGATGACCCATCCATCAATCTTGCCGGGAGAAAGAGATGTTGATGCACGACCGCCATCATAACGGCAGTAGCGGAGAGTGCCTTCCTTGATGATGTCGTAGAGTACGGTCTGCCCCTTTGCCGTGACCATGCCCTGTTTCCAGACTACGACACCCGCAGATTCAAGCACTTCGATGCGTTTCTCCAGATCAGCAAGGATTGCCGCCACGTCGATCTGCTTCTCATCGTCGGCGTACTCTGCCGCCATGTCGAGCAGTTCAGGCACGTCTGCTTCATTCAGCTTGCCCATTGCGTAGAGTTTGTAGATGCGTTCTTCCATCTCGGTGAGTTTGTAGTTGCCAGTACGGATGATAGATTCAAGAAATTCCTTCATTTCTTATACCTCCTTAAACGTTCAGAGCATTCGCCACTGCTGTGGTGATTGCGTTGTTGATGTAGTCTCCAAGGTTTGCACGATAGGTCAGGCTTTCGATGTTGCCAGTATCCGCCCAAATGTTGTTCGTGCCCAAGAGTGTGGTAATCTGCGGTGCGGTGAGAGGGATAGAGATTGGAGTGGCGAGTTCGTAGACAACCTGTGCCCCTGTTGTTGGAGATGTTCCCTCGGCATATACGTCTCGGTCGGATATCCAAGTAGATGGCAAGGTTTCGCCATTATAAGATGCTATTTCTGCATCTGTAACAACCAGTTCCCCGCTACCATCCTGATTGACCGTGATGTTGCCACCGTAGACCGTGCCTGTGCCAGAAGGGAAGGTGATGGGGTAGGTTGTTCCTCTGTATGCTTCGTATGTTGAAGGTGTGCTTCCTTTTTCCACCTGTGTACCGGGGAAATCCGCTACATCGCTCTTGTCTGTTGCTTGCCGGAATGATATAGCAAGGTATTTTGCGTTTGCCGGGGTAGTAAATGCGACCTGACCTGTGCCACTTGCATCAAATCTGATGAAGTTACCATTCTCATCCCAATACCATGCGAGAAGCTGTGTAATGGTGAACCCCGCAGAACACGCATAGGCGGTTGAACCTTCGCATTTGATTTTCTCCGTAGATGCATAAGTAGATGTAGCCGATGGTGCTTTTTCGCCTGTCGTTGTGTTGTATGCACCTATAAATGAAACTCCTGCCAGATTCTTCCCCGTCCTCGTCACATTTGCCGATGTGTGACCGCTGATTGGGCATAGGTTGGAGTAGGGGGCGAAGGTGTCATCGGTTTCTGTGGCAAGGCGAATCATGGGGTAGAACACCTTGTTTGTTTCTGTCGCATCGCCGATCGCAATCCTTACATAGATTGGCGTTGTTTCTGATAACGTAAAAGTAGCTTCATTATCCGCCGATGGATTCGCAATACCCGAAGATGTATTCGCATTGTAGACAATCAATGCGGCGGTGCTTCCGCTTGGTCGCCCATTCACAACATAAGTTCCAGCCGGAAGCTCAAACGTCTTTGACTGATAGAAACTATACCCCGAAGCTGTTCCATTCACGGTAATAACACCGTCATTATTGGTGTATGTAATTCCATTATCAGTTCCAGACGCTTTGGTTCTGAAGTCAAGCAGATTCTTCCCACCACCTGCGGGATACGGAGCATCCTGTCCGTGCAAATCCTGTACTGGCTCGATGGCAACAGAGAGAGATTTGATGGGGATGCCGTCTGCACCATCAGCAAAACTTGCAATGGGAGCATCTGTAATAGTCTTCTGCGGAAATGTTGCAAGCAGAAGGTCCTCCAACCGATCTGATTCTTTGCCTATCTTGTCGTAAACTACTACGTCCATGTCATACTCCTTCCTGAATCTCTGAGATGGTTGTAACCAGTGTGGTCAGATCTGTCACCATAACGATATATTTTCCGTCTGCCAGTGTTCTGGTTTCCGTCACTGTGTTGTCACTGCCCCACGTAAATGCATCTGTCCTGATCACATCCGTTCCGTTCGTATGCACAATGCTTGACGGATTGCCGTTGCTGTCAAAGTTGACAGTTTCTGTGGTGTCCGGGATCGGCTCAAACAGGTTTATAGAACTCTTTAAGTCTTTGAGATCCGGCCCGACTTTAGCGGCTTCCCAATGCGAGGCAGTCCAGGCTTCTGCTGTGGTAATGGCTGTTTTGCAACAATACAGAGCGTCATTATAAGTAACATAATCGCCTACCGCATACGTCTTTGTTGCGTCATATGCCGCCGCAATCATAGCCTGCGTATTCGCCCGGGCGGCTACTGCTGCATCCTTTGCTTCCTTCGCTTCGTCTCTCGCCACTACATCTTTTGCCGTAACACCATCGGGCATTTCCATCCCTTCCACAAGACGGATGTTGCTTACATGCCAGATATTATTCGGGGCAGAATTAGCCTTGAATTTCAGGCCGAGAGTCCGGTCGGTTACCGTTGGGGCATACGTTACAGAGAAGAAGGACTCAAAATGGTATGGGTCGGTTTGATCATTATCAAAAGACGTAAGTTCTGACATAGAACTATGATTCCCATACTGCACTTCAAGACCTGTGCCGGATGAAGAAGAATTGGCCTCAGTATAAACATCAAAGGATATAACATAAGCCTCCGCAGTTTCATCGAGAGTATAGTTGTTAAGAATGAATGTCTCAAATGCAGAGGCGGTACCAACATACTCAGAAGCACTTGCTCTTGTAATACCTGTAGCCCCAGCAAGGGCTTCTGTATCATCGAACAAATTGCCGAGGATATCGGAAATAGCGTCATACTCTTCCTGGCTGATTTCGCCAGTATTGCCCCTCGGAATCGTTAGGTTCAGCACGGGGGCGGCATCTGTACCAGTTATGGTTGCTGAAGCATTCGTACCGGGTGCCCCTGTTGTTACCGTGCCAATGGAGAACGCTGGGGTCGCACCAGTATCACCAGTATCACCCTTGTCGCCTTTATCTCCCTTATTCCCTTTGTCGCCTTTGGTTCCCTTGTCGCCTTTCGGAATGCCAAAGTGGAAGTTGATATTCCCACTTGAATCAACCTGTTTCTCGGCTGTTGCATAAGAGCCTGCTGCAAGAGTTTCAGCATCAGCGGTCATTTCAGAAACATGGTCGAAGAGTTCTACTCTGTCTTCTTCCGCAGCTGCTCTTGCCGCTTCATTCTGTTCCCTAACTCCCTCGGCTCTGTTTCTGCCACTCTCGTTAGTGACTCTTGTCGCCTCGGCTGTGGTTCTGCCGGTTTCAGCTATGACCCTTGCCGCTTCGGCTGACTCTATATCCTCTTCAAGGCCGTCTATGCTGTCAATCGCATCTTTAAGGCCGGAGAAGTTTTGAATAGTTCCATTTGACTGTCTGATCTGAAGTTTGCCGTAGTTCGGGTCTTCTTCATCGTCAATGATATTCAAAGCCTCAATGCCATTGCCTTTGAGGTTGGTAAATGTAAAAGTAAGTTTTCTGCTGTCAGGGTCATGGTCATCGGTTATATCAACACCGACAGTGCCATACTGGTTAGCATTGGTGTCATCTGCCTCGACTTCACGAATAACATTCTCGTCAAGGTCTTCAGCGTATGCCTCAATAGATGCCGCATATTCAAGCATCTGGTCAACATTGCTGGATGTTGCTTCTGTATGGTTGATTGCAGAATTGATATCTGTGCCGTCAAGGATCTCACCGCAGGCACACCACACAGTAGGAAGTTCATGAGTGCTGTCTGCACCATATACACCGATTATGAGATTGACTCCGGCTACTTCAAGGCATCCGGCAGGAACAGTAATAGCGTCCTCTATGAGGAGAACTTCTACCCGTACATTGCCTGCTCTTACTACCGCAGTTTTCCCGTATCCATCCCAATCTTCAGAGAAAGTAAACTGGACAGTTGGGAGATTAACCATCCCGGCTGTCAGCGTTTCCGTCTCTTGAAGATAGGCGTTTGCTCTATCACAACGAATTCTAATCATCGTTAATTACCTCTTTAAGGGAGAGGGAGAGGTTTAATCTCCCTCTCGGAATAATCACACCTCAGGCAAGCCTGTGGCGATACTGTTAAGGATGGACAGGAACGCCGCAAGGACAGCGGTGCTTCCAACAAGAACCCAGTTGACTTCCTGAATAAGTGTTGCTGTCGTGCCGATGGTCGCAATTGCACTCTGGCAAAAAGTGCGCAATGCTCTGATCGCGGCCGCTCGCCAAAACTCTTTTGTCATTTTCTTATCTCCTTTCAAAACGAAAAACTATTTAAGAATGCGGGCAAGGATTTGTGTCACTTCAGTCACCTTTCTCCGATAGATTCTTTATCTCTGTCTCGATTACTGCGATTGATGTTTCGATATTACCCAATTTCTCGGCATATCCGTTATGGATATCAAGCTTGCGGTTGTTCTCCTGAAGGTTGCGTTCGATGTTCGTCAGCCGATTCTCAAGGCGTTCATCTTTGAGAGCATCAGCTACCGCCTTTGCTTTGTCTTTCTCTTCGTCTTCTTTCCGCTGTTTCTTGCGGTTGTTGTGGTTGATGAGAAGCTGACAGATGATGGTTGCCGATGCAGTTATCAACGCTACGATCACAGCATCACTCATAGCACACCTCTGGGGAATTTAATCCCCTCTTTCCAAGTCTCTTCTCCGACGATTCCGTCTTCAGTAATTCCGCAGCGTCTCTGCAATTCTTTTGTTCTCTGCATAGTGATTACCCCAAATTCGCCATCGCATCCCCATTTGCCAAGGTCATATCCCCAGCAGATGAGAATTTCTTGCCATGCCTTGATATCGTCCTGAGGGGACATCAGCCCCATCGGATAATGGAGTTGACGGTACTCTCTCTGTTCCTCTGTCGGTACTTCGCTCTCATCGTAGTTCGGCCCTTGTGGGTATCTCAAACAATGACCCCACGGGAAATTGTAATAACCCTGTTCGCAAATTTCCCGACCCTGATCTCCTGGTTCTGGATGACCTTCATCACTTCTCGCCGCAACCAGACGGCCGTTGCCGATGTACATTGCTGTGTGGTGAACATCATTGAGAAGCACATCGCCTCTCTTCAATCCGTTGCCGTTGCTGAGATTAACATCTGCCGTGACATCATAAAATCCGCAGACAAGAAAGACGGGGTACATATTACCAGTGAATGTGGCTCCGTTATCCTTGACAGGAACTCCCGCATTCTGATATGCACTGATGATTGCAGAGGAGCAATCGTAATCAGGCCCCCATCTGTTCTGCTGTGAGTACCCGTGGGAATTATCAGCGGCGAGGTTCTCCATCCATTGGACGGCTGCTTCAACCTTCGTCATACTGCTTACCTTCTCTCTCGCAGTCACGGCAGTAGCCGGGGTCGTTCTTTCCCCTGCTTGTGTACTCTTTTCCGCAATACTTACATGTTAGCGTTTCCACAGGCCCATAGATAACAATCTGTGGGCAATTCTTTTTATCAATGTCTTCCAGAATCATGGCTTGAACCTCAAAAGAGCAATTCCTTTACCGCCTTGACCGCCATTTCCATGACCGCCATAACCTTGGGCGGGATGGTATCCATCATCTCCGTTTGTTTCACCCCAGGTAGCATGGAGATTCATTGAGCCACGCCAATCAGTTCCACCACCGCCACCACCGGGAGCATATTTCACTCCGTCAAAAGTGATATGCCCGTCAATGTCGCCAAATGCGTAAGTGCCATCAGCACCGGAATGGAAATCTTCCCAAGAGCCATTGTGGTTTGCATATTGTCCAGCACCGCCGGCAGCACCGGTAGCATTCTGCGGGGAGAGAATCGTTGTCCCATTCTTCGCAACTGTCGTGCTGTCTCCTATGCTAACCGTAACAGTATCACCTATTACGAATGACTGATTAAGAAGATAGATCACTTGACCGCCCGTACCGCCTGCACCACCGGTATCGTATCCGTTGTGCCAAACATGATTACCGCCGACCCCACCATGCCCGACAGCACAGATGTCTATTGCTGAGTTGATGAAGCTGAACGTGAAGGACAGGGAATCATAGCACCACATCTTCCAACCGGAATCACCATCAGCTGTGATTTTCAGTTTGTCAGGGATATCGATATCAGACCCTGTGTACTGATATGCCTGACCGTCGATGGTAAATGTCATTACAGGTCTGACAGGAGCACCCGCACCCAAGTCGATAATCATACCAGACCCTCCGTGCTGCCGGAGGCGTTTATCGCCCTCTGCAATGCACCATATCCGCTGCCACCCTGTACATCCATCATGTTCGCAGTCTGGGCAACAGGCCCTTCACCGCCCGTCGGTGAACCCTGTGGAGGCATACCGCCCATTCCCATCTGCATCTGCTGTGCCTGGATAGCTTCATTCTTCTTCTCAGCGATGAGGCCCAGTCTGTTCGGCACATAATCGTCAGGCAGTCTTTCAAGGAACTGCACCACAGTGATCTGGCCTTGCATCAGAAGGTTCTCCAGAGTCTGGATGGATGCTATCTCAGAGTAGTATGTCGAGGCACCGACATCCAGCTTGATGGTCACGGGATGCTCTTTCAGAGTCGAGAAGTCGAACAGTTCAGGGACTTCCTCTTTCATCTCGATATCGGGGTTCGCCTGCTGGGCAAACATGATCGCCTGCCGCTCTCTTTCCTTGATTGGCCTGTCAACATAGCGAACGCCGTAATAACTGCCCATGAAGTCGAGATAGATCCTTGCCAAATCCTCGATTGCTGTGTAGATGTTCTGCTTCGTCAGTTCGGACGGGGTAGATGCGGCTCTCTGAAGTGCGATGATTGCCGAAGTGTTGTCAGGTCTGGTATCGCCCAATGCCACCGAAGTAGCACCGAGGCTTTGCTCAGTCTGCTCAATAAGGCTCTGGATGTACTGAAAGACCTGCGGGGAGATGTTTGCTCCCTCGACCACCTTCATTGCGTTGTCCACAGACCCGTTCACGCCGTAGGCCGCACCGACCTGATTCGTTATCTTCGCAATCCTCGTCTTGTCGTAGACCTTGGACGGGAACGCCATGTTCATCATGGATACCTGTGTCAGAGCATGGGTCTTGTTGATGGCTATCTGGTTCGGAACAAGGCCCGTTATCATAGCCTGTCCGTGATAGCAGTCCTTCACGTTATCCCAGCACAGCCAAGTGATAGGGTAGTGGGTGATTCCGAGGCTTTTCGGGGCTTCTATCTCCGCTCTCTCAGCAGAGCAGTAACTCCAAATCTCGCCGGTATCGTCGTCACGCCAAAACAGATACAGGACAGTAACCAGTTCATCATTCCATTTGACATCGTCTGTCGCAGTGCTTTCATCCGGGCTTGCGGATATCCGTCTCCAGCCGACAGCACCGTTGTTTCTGGCGAGGATTCTGGCGTTTCGCTCGGGCATCCGCTTTGCAATGATGATCCATGGCTGTTCTTCTACCCGCACATCCGACGGATTCCCGAAATAAACTCGGTTGTTTTCCACGATTTCACTGCAAATCTGGCCTTTTGCTTCCTGCCCTGTCTCTGCATCGGCGTCCCAATAGG